AACTGTTCCTGATCCAGTTAAAGATTCATCAAAAAGATTATTTTTTGACATTACATTTGTACTATCAAAAATAGTAAATGGATTAGAAACTCTTAATCTTCCAAATGCATCATAAGCATTTGATCCATTTCCACCACCAATTACGGTTGGTTCTACATTGACATTGTTACATCCAGACATTAGCAACCAAACCTCATATTAAACCAAGTAAATCTTTCTAGTTCTTTTCTAAGATCATCCTGATAAGAAAAGTTTAATTCATTTTTCATTGTATCAATAGATCTTAAAATTTGTCGTTGGTTTTCAACATCATATTCTTCTTTAGGTTCTGGTACATATGTAGTTATTCTAGCCATTATCTTCTTCCATCCGGTTTTGCATCAATTCTAAATGTTCCATAACGCCAAGTTTCACCTATAGCATCATTAGCTATTTTAATAGATACTAGTCTTCCTCTCGCTCGTGTGTCTATTTTATCAGTAGATGATGTAACTGTAAATGGTCCAAGAGGTGAACTTGTTGCAGTATTATTTGGATAGTCATTTAATAATAAAGTAATTTTTGAATTACCTGTTAATACTTTAAAATCAGGTATAAATCTTTTAACAGACATTATAAATTCTCCATCACCTCTAAAATCTATCATACCAGTAGATTGACCAGTAATATCTCTTCTAGCGGTTATATCAAAATCTCCAGATTGAATATAAGCATTAATAGATGTGGTGCCTGATGAATTGATTTGATCAGTTCCAGTTTCATGAGCATAGTAAATAGATGCACCATATAAATTAGTTATCCCTTGAATTGGAAAATTAGGTATAGCCGTTGCATTATATTCTGTTGCATAAGGTAAATTAAATACTCCTTGATCAAAATAAGTAGTTCTAGCTAACGATCCTGTTGTCCAACAGTTTTCACCATAGTTATAAGTCACACATCGATCTACTTGATCCGATCCACTTTTTGGATAGAACCAAGTAACTTCATTATATAAAGTATTGTGTTCTGAATATATAACTTGACCTGCATCATAATTAATTCCTAGATTACCGCCTGTTGTAGTAAATACAAAATCTTCAACTAAACATGGTATAGCTTTAACGGTACCATCATACATAAAGAATCCACCTTCACCAGACATCCAAAATATTTGACCATTAGAATAACTAACCGCGTTTTGTCCAATGCATCCACAGTTGGTACCTACTTGTCTAACTGAGAATGTAAATGGTGGACCCACGAATTGAATGACATATGCTGCATTATCCGTTAATACAAATACATAGTCTTTACCTTGTACGGCTGCAGAAATAAAGTTACCAGTATCTAATCTAAAAGTACCTGCAGTATTGGTTGCAGTTGGTTGATAGGTATTTAAATCTTCTTGATTAGAAAATCTAATGAACATTGGATCTTGTGTCGATGGACTACCAATTGTAGTTTCGGTTCCAAAATGAAATAAATGTCTATCTCTATCCGATACTAATGTAAGTCTAGATTTAGTTGGATTGTTAGTTGTTTCAAACCCTGATGTTGATGTAGAAGCTCTTATAGTTCTTGGATTTGATGCTCCTGCATTCCATGTAAATGTTTTACCATTATGAATGGTTGCAACTAATACTTCTCCAAAATTATCCAAACTCCAGATGCCTGGATCCAGGACCACGTCACTTATTGTTCTTTCCGTACCCCATGTTGAATCACCCCATAGGTATGTACCCCAACCATAACCTGCAGTTTGAAATGTAGGTCCTACAATTATATAAGGATCAATTTGTGCTGATCCTTGAGTAGACATACCACTACCCCCTTCATTAGTAGGCATGGTGATATCAAATGTATTAGAGGTTACATTCGATATTTCAAATGTATTGTCTTCAAATTGTGTTGTTGTAAAATCAGTTTCTCCACCACCAGGTAAAGATACTGATGAAAATTTTATGTATCTTCCTTGTGCTAAACCATGACTGGTTTTATTGACTGTAACCGTTGCAGAGCCTGTTGTTGAATCAAATGTCGCTCCAGTGATTGCTGTATCCAATGGTGTGATATCGTAAAAGTCTTCACCGTAATATAAAAACAATCCTTGTGACGTTCCAATTGCCGAATACTTTTCACCTGCTAAAGAAGTCCAAGAATGCTGGGCTCTTGCAACACCTGGTAAAGTTAAATTTTCTACTGTTAATTGTTCCCAGCCACCAATCTTTTCTGGTAAACCGTATCTAAATCTTACAAAATCCCCATCAACCCACTGTGATTCTGCGCCAGAATCTGTGACTTGTTTGTTAAAACCGGGTTTAAAATTAAGTTTTTGTAACATACTGAAGACATTATAATACTATTTTGCAAATGATGGTAGTCCTAACATCGCTCTTCCATCAAACTTGTTTTTAGTAGCAAATGGTCCATTTACATGGTTATAATGCAAGAATACTTGACCACAGATATTACCCTCAAATGGTTCTCGCCAATGCTCTAATTCACAACCACTATATACTAACATATCTCCTACATCAAGTAAGACTTTTGTGCCTGCTGGAGCATTTGGTTTAATAATTTTTTTATATTCATCTATAACATTATCGGAGCCAGTTCCATCAATAAATATAGGCCACGGATCACCACCTAAATTTAAAGTACAAGATATCTCGCAACTAGGTCTATCTTTGTGTCTTCTTAATTCATCACCATTTTTATAGGCTCTTGCATAAGAATAAGTTGGAATTAATTCTAATTCTGAATGTTGTCTCATAACCGGTAACATTTTAACCAGTAAAGTATCCATTACAAAATCACCATAACAAGAAAAAGTATTTGGTATTTGTTGATCTGACCATGTTCCTAACATTGGAGATTCTGAATGAATATTATTTTTATACATAAAAGCAACTGCATCTCTTTTAAGTAAGAAATAATTAAATATAAAATTAGCTAGTTCATAAGGTAAAGCGTTTTTAATAACTTGATATTTTTGTTGTTGAAATGTCATATCATAAGTCCTTTCTGTAAAAAATTAAATGACACCGATATTCTTATATCGTTCGATTCATTTGGATCCACACAATGCATTACCCAAGATGGAAACATAATCAATCGTCCTGCTTTTGGTTCATAGTGTGTTTCTCTCCATAATCTAGAAGGTGTTTTACCTTCTTTCATTTTAGGTCTTGATAAAGCAGCAACGGATCTTGGGTCGTCTATTTTTAAATGACCAGAGTTCTTCGGTGCTTTTACATAATACACTCCAGACCATAATGAATTCGGATGCATATGAGCACGGTTCATGCCACCTGGAGGATTCACATTAGCCCACATATTCCCTAAAAAAGGTTCTGAATCTAAATGTTCTTCCATATATATTTTATGTTGTGCTTCATATAAACCATCGACTAATCTTTTATATTCTGGTCTTAAATGCATATCAGTTGTTGAATGCCAACCTTTAACATTAGTTCTAACAACACCTTTATCTTGATTCATCCATTGCATAATATTTTTTTCTAATTCAATATTTAACGATGGATCGTTATGATCAAATATATAAATAGGGGTTGGAAAGTGAAGTTCTCTAATCATTTAAATGGAGGACCCCCGAACCACATAACTAACGATTTTCTATTTCCTTTTTTAACTGCAACTGCTTTATGTCGAATAAAGGATGCAAAAAAGATTGCATGACCTTGTTTAGGTCTAATTAGTTTTCCGTTATCCATAAATTCTAATCCACCACCTTCATATTCATTTTCAGGGGATAATTCTATCGTCATTGATATTTTTCTAACTGGGGGTTCATGTGCACAATTAACATCGGAATCAATATGCCAATCATAAAAACCGCCTTCAGTATATTCTGTATATTGTGCAGGTTCTGTTAATCGCATTCCATCAAAACCAAAATGATTGCCATTGGTTTGTAACATTAATTTTTCAATGGTTTTATACATTGGAGGTAAAGCACTAAATGGAATCCAAGAGATATGTGAGATTCTAGTTTTAGTATCTAGTTTGCCTCCTTTACCACCACCCACTTGTGCATCTTGCCTTGGTTGCTTTCTACCTGCTTCAATAATATTTTGACATTGCTCTGGTGTAAATACAGGTGTTGTCGTTTCTACTATATAAGATTTCCATCTCGGTTCCGTTATAATCATGCAGCTCCTCTGTTTCTTATTGGATCAAACTGTACATCACAGTTTGCAGCTAGTGTTCGTCTTGTCTCGTTCGTTCCATTAAATGGATAAACACAATGTCTCATATCATATGGAAACACATAAAAGTCTCTTAGCTCCATTGGTGGTTGATAATCTATTTTTGCAAATTGTCCATTACTGGCACCTAATATTTGTAGTCGACCATTTTGTGGTATTTCTGCATTTGAATATTCTCTACCATAAGTAGATGGTAATTTTAAAATCATCACTGAAGACAAACCTGTAAATAATGTTCCTCGATGAATATGTGCTGGATTGTATTCATGTTGTTTCATTTCATTTACCCATATAGAATTTAAATGCATATCAGCATCTTTTATTTTATTAAAATCTAAATAGTGTTTAAATATATTTAAAAAATAACCTGTAATATTTCTTGGTAATAAATTATGTTTTCTAACTTTAGATTCATCTGCACCATCATAAAATAAAGAATGTTCGTTTTCTATTTTACCAACTAATTGTTTATTGGCTGGATATAAATTATGAAAATTCTTTTCATAAAGAAAATTAATTGTATGAAAAATATCTAGCGGTACTTGATATTTTAAAATCGATTGACCTAAAAATACAAAATCAAATTTAATATTTTGGTTTCCCATTGTGAGTTATCTGTTCTTTCTCTTTATAACTACTTTCTAATTCACCAGATTTTTTTATTCTCTGTAAAGATTGTAATTGTCCTAGAACATTAAACTTGTCGGTGTCTGAAGAATGTTCAGTCAGTTGCTGTGCTTTTGCTGCATACTGTAAACCATAAGATTCTAATTGATGTTGATTTACATCTTTATCATTAAATGATCCATCATTAAATTCTGCTTTTAATTTAGACCACATTTTAATTTCTCGCATTCTATGTTTTGCTGTTTTTTCCATAGAAGCTTTTACATAACGACATTCATCTAAATCAATTTCATATTTAGATAGTTTATATTCGTCTTGTTCTTTTTCTACTTTGCCTTTTAACCATTTAATTTTTGCTTCGTTTCTTCTGTAATCAAATGATAGTGTCATTAAGTTATCCAAGTAACTTGCTTGCTCTCGAACACACTGCCAGTATTTTGCAGCTTTAGTAGGATATCGATTGTCTTGAAGCACTGAAAATCTTGCTTCGGTTTCTGTTCTAAACATTTGTTTCTTGGTCCAGGTATCACGTAACTCATCAACCATACCTTTAAAATCGTTTAGATCATTAACTTCTAATAAGTTATTTAAATGCGCTTCTTCTTGTTGTATTAAATCTTTTACGTCTTTTTTCATGTCTATATCCTTTATGTTTTTAAAAGGTATATATTATTTAAAATATATTACAAGACCTAACTGTCTGTGAAAGTTATTGTTTGCGGGCCAACATTCCATTCTTCGGTTGCGGCTTGTATACCAAGAGGTGCACCACCACCAAAAGCTAAAGCCGATGTGTTGTCAGCTCCTGCTGATCCTAAATAATTTCTTCCAGTATTTAAATTATTTTTAGTGGTCCAACTTGTGCCATTCCAAGATTCTGTTGCAGTCGAACCGGCTTCACCTCCAAAACATAATGATGATGTTTGTATACCTGCACCTCCTCTCTGAAGTTTATTTGTATTTAAATCATTCACTTCTGTCCAACTTGTTCCATTCCAAGACTCTGTTAAAGCCGAGTCAGTATTTGGTGGTTCTCTTCCACCAAAAGCTAAAGCTGATGTATTATCAGCCCCTGATCCTGCTCCTTCTTTTCTTGTACTGTTTAAATCATTAACTTCAGTCCAACTTGTGCCATTCCAAGATTCTGTTGCACCTATGAAATTTGGTGGAACTCCTGGATTTCCACCAAAAGCTAGAGCAGATGTTTGTGTTCCTGCTGATCCTGCTAATTGATATCTAGCTGTGTTTAAATCATTTACTTCAGTCCAACTAGTTCCATTCCAAGATTCTGTTACACCTGTTACAGGTGGTGTTCCACCAAAAGCTAAAGCGGATGTGTTGTCTGCACCTGCTCCTGAAACGTATTCTCTACCGGTATTTAAATCATTAACTTCTGTCCAAGACGTTCCATTATAAGATTCTGTTATAGCCGTAGTTCCTACTGGCCCTGATCCACCAGCACCAAGTGCTGATGTTTGTGTACCTGCACCTGCTAATCGTTCTCTTGACGTATTCAAATCCCCACCCGTAGACCAGCTGCCTGGATTGTTAAACACTGCTTTTACAGTATTAGATGTTGAATTATACCAAACTTGTCCTTCAAGAGGATTCGCGGGATCTGATGAAAGAACCTCGATGTTTGTGCCTGCAATTTGTTTATATGTACTCATAATTTTAACTCGATGTTATTGTTTTATTTCCGCCTGTTTCACCCCATTCTTCGGTTGCACCTGTTGTAGGTGGTATTTGACCTCCAAAAGCTAAAGCTGCTGTATTATCTGCACCAGCGCCTGCTAAAGTATTTCTTGCAGTGTTCAAATCGTTTACTTCAGTCCAACTTGTTCCATTCCAAGATTCTGTTATGGCTACACTTCCTGGTGTACCACCAAAAGCTAAAGCTGAAGTTTGTGTACCAGAACCTGCTAAACCATTTCTTGCCGTATTTAAATCATTTACTTCTGTCCAACTAGTACCATTCCAGGATTCTGTTGCGGCTGTATTTGGATATCTACCACCAAAAGCTAAAGCTGCTGTATTATCTGCACCAGCTCCTGCTAAAAATTCTCTTGCCGTATTTAAGTCGTTAACTTCAGTCCAACTTGTTCCATCCCAAGATTCTGTTGCTGCAAAAGCTGGATTTGCACCACCAAAACCTAAAGCAGATGTATTAGTACCAGCTCCTGCTAAATTCCATCTTGCCGTATTTAAATCATTGACTTCTGTCCAACTTGTTCCATTCCAAGATTCTGTTTCAGCTGTTGCAGATAGAACAAATCCACCAAAAGCTAAAGCAGATGTATTATTAACACCTGCTGCTGCTAAAAGTCGTCTTGCAGTATTTAAATCATTCACTTCTGTCCAACTTGTACCATCATAAGACTCTGTTGCACCCGTTACTGGCGGTGTTCCACCAAAAGCTAATGCAGCTGTTTGAGTTCCTGCTCCTGCTAAACCACCTCTTGCGGTATTTAAATCACTACCTGTAGCCCAAGCATCAACCAATGGCCCTGTGCTAACTTTTAATACTTGATCCGTCTCATTATACCACACCTGTCCCGTCAACGGATTGTCGGGATCCGTAGTATAGTTTTGGATCTTGGTGCCTTTTATAGTCTTATAATCAGCCATTTAAATTTTTAGTCCTCCAATGT